TACACTATAGAGACTTTCAGCTCTTTATTAAAAGATTACGAAAACGGTATCCTGGACGAAGAATACGTTATTACATGGCTGGAGAATATGGTGAAAACTTTGGGCGCCCGCATTGGCATGCGTGTATCTTCGGACTCGATTTCGATGATAAGAAATTATGGAAACGGACTTCCGCTAATTCTCAGTTATATAGATCCGAAGAGCTTGAACTATTGTGGCCATTTGGTTATTCCTCCATTGGAGACGTTACTTTCGAATCGGCAGCCTACGTGGCTCGATATATTATGAAAAAGGTTACTGGAAAAAATGCTGCACAGCATTATCAAGAAATTGACCCAGATACTGGGGAAATTACTAATAGGACACCTGAGTTTACGAAGATGTCTTTAAAGCCTGGAATTGGTTACGAATGGTATAAGCAATACACTTCCGATGTGTATCCACACGACTACGTGGTAGTACGTGGTAAAAAAGTCAAACCTCCAAAATTCTATGATAAAAAATTTAAAATAGATAATCCTTATGAGTTTGACGAACTGCTTTACATTCGTGAAAAGAGTGCTAAACTTAGGCACGAAGATAATATTTTAGAAAGACTTGCCGTAAAAGAGCAAGTAGCTAAGGCAAAACTTCAGAAACTTAAACGTAACCTCACTTAGGAGCCTCACATGAAATTAGTTTTATGTACTGTTAAAGATCGTGCTGCCGATGCTTTTGGCAGACCAATGTTTGTACCATCTGTAGGAGTTGCAATTAGGAGTTTTTCTGACGAAGTAAACAGAAAAGATCCAGAAAATCAATTATTTAATCACCCAGATGATTTTGATTTGTATGAATTGGGTGAATTTGATGATAATACTGGTCTTTTTGCTTTACATGAACAGCCAAAATTGTTATCGTTAGGTAAACAGGTAAAAATATCTGAGTAAAAACAAGCCGTCTCAGCTTTAGCTGGGACGGAATTAGCCAGGGAGTTAAAAAAAATGCATCGTAATCAATCGGTAGATGTACACCAATTTACTATGATTCCTAAGGCCGATATTCCTCGGTCGTCATTTGATTGTCAATCAACGCATAAAACTACGTTTGATGCTGGTTATTTAGTACCAGTATACGTAGATGAGATGCTACCCGGTGATACATTTCGGTTGAATATGACGGCATTTGCCCGTCTTAGTACGCCAATATTTCCAATCATGGATAACATGCATTTGGATAGTTTCTTTTTCTTTGTACCAAATCGTTTAATTTGGTCTAATTGGCAAAAATTTATGGGGCAACAACAGAACCCAGATAGTTCTATTTCATATGTTGTACCCCAACAAGTATCGCCAGCTGGCGGATACGCGATAGGTAGTTTACAAGATTATATGGGTTTACCCACTGTGGGACAGGTGTCCAATTCTGGAACGGTATCCCATTGCGCTTTTTGGCCACGTGCGTATAATTTGATTTGGAATGAGTGGTTTAGGGATGAGAATTTACAAAATTCTGTTACTGTAGATACTGGTGATGGTCCTGATAACGTAGCAAATTACACACTGTTACGTAGAGGTAAGCGTAAAGATTATTTTACTAGTGCATTGCCATGGCCTCAAAAGGGTGCTTCTGTAACATTACCATTAGGTACTACTGCACCAATTATTGGTGGTAGTGGTTTATCTGCAAGTAATACAACGAGTATTTCTACTGGTGCTGATTTAGGTAACGGTAATAAATATATTTATGGCGATTCTGTAGGAGCCGGTCAAGGTGTTACACGTCAATTATTTGCTGATTTATCTCAAGCGACAGCTGCAACTATTAATCAATTGCGTCAATCATTTCAGATTCAAAAGTTGTTGGAGCGTGATGCACGCGGAGGTACTCGTTATACTGAAATTATTCGCGCACATTTTGGTGTTATTTCTCCTGATGCTCGCCTTCAGCGTCCCGAATACATCGGGGGTGGATCGTCCAATATTACTATTAATCCGATCGCTCAAACGTCAGGTACTAATGCTAGTGGAACTACTGCCCCTCTGGGCACACTTGCTGCTATGGGTACTGCCTTGGCTCATAATCATGGCTTTACTTATTCGGCTACTGAACATGGTGTAATTCTTGGTTTAGTAGCTGTTCGTGCTGATCTTACATATCAGCAAGGTCTTGCTCGTATGTGGTCAAGATCTACACGTTATGATTTTTATTTCCCTGCGTTTGCAACCTTAGGCGAACAAGCCGTCCTCAATAAGGAAATTTATGTACGTGGTGATTCTAATGATGATTCTGTATTTGGTTATCAAGAACGGTGGGCAGAATATCGTTATTATCCCAGCCGTATTAGTGGTCTTTTCCGTTCTACTGCTGCTGGCACTATTGATGCTTGGCATCTTGCTCAACGGTTTACGTCACTACCTACTTTGAATAATACGTTTATTCAAGATACACCACCGGTTGATCGTATTGTTGCAGTTGGTTCTGCAGCAAACGGAAAGCAGTTTATTTTTGATAGCTTTTTTGATTGTAAAAAAGCACGTCCTATGCCAATGTACTCTGTACCTGGCTTGATTGATCATTTCTAATATGCTTGGTGCTATTACTTCTGCCATCGGATCGGCACTTCCTTCTGTCGCATCCGTTGGTAATTTTTTAGCAAAAAATGCCGGCAGTATTATTGGCGGAGGTCTTAATTTTATAGGTGGTACTTCGCAAAATCAGTCTGCTTGGGATATTGCACAATCTGCTCAAGCTGCAAGTGCCGAACAGGCAGCTCAGCAAATGGCGTTTCAAGAGCGTATGCGTTCTACTCAGTATCAGACTGTTGTTGAAGATATGAAAAAAGCTGGATTGAATCCAATGCTTGCTTATAGTCAAGGCGGAGCCGGTACACCAGCTGGTGCCGCTGGTTCAGCTTTTACTGCTCCCGTTCGTAATGTATTAGGTGAAGCCACATCTGCTTATATGAATGCTTTGCAAACTGATGCAGATGTAGCACTTAAAAATGCAGGAGCTACTAATACATCTGCTCAAACTATTAAAGTTGAAGCTGACACAATTAGGACTGCTGCTGAGATTGGTAAGATTTTAGAAGATACCAATGTTAGCTCTCAAACTTATAAAAATATGCAAGTTGCTTTAAATAAGTTAATTGCTGAAATTACTCAGATTAAGGCAAGTACTGCTCTTACATCTGCTACTACTGAAAATGTTAAGAAAAATGAAGCACCAAGTGGTGATCCATTCTGGTATCGTGATCTTAAACAGTTGCTTAAAAAAGGTATTGCTCATCCGAAACTTTTATTACCATTTGGAGGTAAAAAATGATTAAAAAACATGAAATGTTTTTACGTACACCTTATAATTATGATACCGATGCTGCGTCAAATGAGTCAGGGTTGGCTTGTGAGGAGCCTTCTCTGGCTCAGCAGCATTTTAAAGAAGAATGTGATATTAATACCATTCTTCAACGTTTTAGTATTACTGGGATCCTACCGGAAGCTCCATTATCGCCACGTTATGGCGATTTTACCGGTATTGGCGATTACCATACCGCTTTGAACCGCGTTTTAGCGGCTCAAGATGAATTTGAGGCATTGCCAGCCCAAATTCGCGCACGTTTTAATAACGATCCTGCGCAATTGATCGAGTTCTTAGAGGACGAGAATAATCGACCAGAAGCCGAACAACTCGGCTTGGTCGAAAAAGCAGCTGCCGAAGTCGTAGAAGCTGCTAAAGTCACACCTGAAAAGGCGGCTGAATAAGCCGTAGCACAGTTACATTACTTGATGTAACTGTGCTAGGTGACACCAAACCGAAAATGTCAATTAACCGAGGAGCAAAAATATGATGTATAGAAAACCTGTAAATAAGCGCAAGTCGGCAAAGTCATTTCGCCGAACCGCTAAAAAAACTAAAGCTGCAAATATGCAAAAAGCCCCACACCGTGGTGGCTGGCGTCTTTAATTAACTAAAAATGGGTACCTCACATGCCTTGTTATCATCCTTTAAGCGCATTTCAGTGCGCTGATGGGTCAATTGTCTTTTATGAATCTAAAAGACATGACACTGTTAAATCACTATCTTTACCCTGCGGCCAATGTGTTGGCTGCAGACTTGAGCGCTCACGCCAGTGGGCTATTAGATGTATGCATGAGGCACAAATGCATACACAAAATTGTTTTATAACCCTCACTTATGACGATGCACATCTCCCAAGCGATAGATCACTACACTATAGAGACTTTCAGCTCTTTATTAAAAGATTACGAAAACGGTATCCTGGACGAAGAATACGTTATTACATGGCTGGAGAATATGGTGAAAACTTTGGGCGCCCGCATTGGCATGC